CTTTATGAGTGGCAAGTATGGTATCATCGGGAGCTTCATACTTAAACACCCAAGCTCTTTCCATAGTTGCTTCACCACGGCGTACCTTGAGGGTATCACAAGCATAGGCAACGATACCCTGTTCGGCTAGTCTACCAAGGTTTTTCTTCTGAGCACTCATGACAAACCTCTCGCCATCACCTGCTTTGACAGTGGCAATACTCTCTGAGTAGACCGCCTTGCCCCAACTAATAGGTATCTCAATATCAAAGATGTCCTTGTAGCTGACTGCTCTTTTCTCAACGCGAGGTCTGCTTCCTTTGTCACATTTTACATGCCATTCCTTGGATGGAAATATACCTTGGACTTCACTCTGCGCCCAGACATAGTTATTATCAGTAGCTTTCTTAATGGCACTACGATCTTCTACATGCCTAGATCTTTCTCTGTGTCTTTGGATTATCTTTACAAATCCTATAGCGTACTCAACAATATTTCTTACATCGTTTCTACTACTGCTATTGCTCATCATCTTGAGAACTTTTGGAGCTGTGTCGTAGTCAAAGTTCTTCCACCTGTAAGAGCTGCCATCTTTACAAAACTCTTTGATATCATCTGGTGAAAATCCATATACCTCAAAGAACCTTTTTAGTTCCTTCTTTGCGTGTTCGATTACTTTTAGATTGTTTTTGTACTTCATCTTTCTCACTCTCTGTTTTTAGTTCTATTGAACTTTTTTCCCAAGGTGCTTTTTTCAAAGACACCTTCATGTTATTGGCAAGCTTACGCCTGTAACCCAACCATTCTTTTTCAGCAGTTGTCCAACGCCTCATATTTTTACACCGTTCTTTCTTAGATTAGAGACGAAAAACTTTAACTCTTCTCGCGCACGAAACAAGTCCTGCTCTGTATTCCGTGGTCGATCCTTACGCCCAAGTTCGTTTTGTAATCTATCGACTTGCTGTTTTAAAAAACGATACTCGTACTTGAGCGCAGGGCTTAGTGCTTCATCACCCATCTGGCCTCACCCTTGGTTTGATAATTTCACGATGTCCAGAAACAAACGGTGTGCGCTTACAATACATCATGATCTCTTTGCCGTAGGTGTCAGCAAGGACATCATAAAGATCATCCATTGCTCCGTCACCCATGGCCTCGTAGCATTCGTACTCGCTTGGAAATATGACACTTGTTGAAACGTCTTGGTTCTCAACAACGTATTCGATAACAAGTAACGTATAGAATAACTTAAACATTATTTACTCCCTTTAGATTTTAAATGATAATCATGGGTGATCGTTCCAAGACTTGCGTCTCCCACCCATTTCTCTTCTACCCATTTTCTTCGGCGTTCACCGTTCTTGTAGATGAACGTATGCCAGTGACCTCTGCGAACATGTCTGCGCTTCTTGCCGCCACCACCCTTGAACATGCGCTCGTAGCGAGTAACACCATTTGGCTTGGGCAAATCAAGTTCGATAATCCTTAGCTCGTTTCGAGGCACTGATCTACCAAACGCAATTCTTGGCAAACCTTTCTCTGTCTTGCGTTCCTTTACAGTGTGCGGATAGTTTAGCATAGCCAGTGCAGCAATCAAGAAACGCATGTCACCTGCACAAGCTTTGCAAGTTGTTTCTTGATACCCTAGTTTTTGCTCGTCCGATATTTTTTTAGGCACAACTAAGTTGCCATGATTATGTAGACTAAGACACATTTGATAGTAGAGCCTCTCCAAGTGTCGAGATCCTTTGTGTTCGTTGGCATAAAGAGTACCGACCAAAATAGCCCCTAATTTTTTTTGTTGCTCACGCAAATGCTTTTCTTGGTAATCACCTTGTCCACTGATCTCTGTAACATACCTATAGCTATCTATCGGCTCCTCGTTATCCAATGCAATAGCCATAGGGGGTATGGATATTTGACCGCTATCATCCACATGAAATTGAGAATAATTAGAATGGGTTGTGTTACTGTTTCCCCAAATGTGGTAGCCCACACGTTTACTCCACAAGTTTTCACTCCACTCAAAGTCATCGGGGATAAGCCCCATCTTTGTACTGTGGTGTCGGAATAAATCCATGCGCTTCCGCTCATCCCATTCAATCCACATGTTGTTGAATGCAGGGATAGATAGTTCGCACATTTCCAAAAGAGACTTTGGTTTAGCCAGACTAGCTAAGACACAATGCTCAATCAGACTGTCAGAGATTACAAACTTTTGACTTCCAACCATGCTGCGCTGTACGTCTCTGCGCGATAGCTCAGAGGTCTTGTGGGATTGATAGTTCCAGATACCTTTGCGTGGCTTTGCTAGTGCAGCCATAACAACATTAAAAAGATCATCATCCATATTGCACTCACTTTCTTTTAAGATTAGATTGATTGAGGGGCAGACCTCCGCTGCCCCACGACTTTTTAAACACTCCACCACCCTAACGCTGCACCCACTGACCAGAGGATGCAGACTGTTATTGCTGCCGCGCTGTAAAACATGAGACCACCTACGTTTTAAGGTAGGTAGTCTCTCCCCAAGGGGCAGGGTCAGACCTCATGCTAGATGATACCCACAGTGTAGGGTAATGAGGTGGGTTCTCTGGGTAGTCAAAGACTTCCAGATCACTGAGGTAAACCATGTTGTCTACTGGCAACTGATGCTCCTCAATGTAGTCGAAGACTGGCTTGACTAGCGTACCGCCACGTCCACCGATCTCAACCATCTGAACCTCTTCACCTTGCTCATAGCGCCTGACTGTCTGAACACGAGCGTCACAAGTGATGACTGTGATTGACCGTGGTCTCATGTCCTCACTGATGGCGTTGATCTCACCAAGGAAGAACCCCAGTTCTCTCTTAGAAACAGATAAGCTTGTATCGATACCGATCACAACATCACCTGCACCGATCTTTTCGATAGTAGGCGATACCACGCCACCCATGTGATACATTTTTTTGTGAAGCCTGCGAAAGCTGTAGTCATCTGGCTGATCACCACCAACAAACCTACGCATCACGTCACGCCAGTCAACTTGACTGCGCTCCATCTCCTCGATAAGAGAGTTGATTGAAGCAGGTAGCTTGCCGATTGCTCTAGCTCCAGATGCAGCAATCATAATCTTGGCATCGATGTCAGCTTCCATCTGCTTGACCTCAGCTTGTGACATGTCACTGCCATCATCCTTCTTGGCATCTCTGACCTCACCGATAACAGCGTTGCCATGTTTTTCCTTGGCATCTTGTGGTAGTCGGTCATAGATAGCCTCAGCGGTTAAGCTTTTGTACTGAGGGTCAATCAATGCTCCCTCTGGCAGTTTGAAACCTGCATCAACTAGGATTTGATTGATTGCAAAATCAGTAGCAATATTCCAAAGCAAAGGGTCACGATTGCCGCGCCTCAAAGGATGCTTGAGAATAATGTGCAAGACCTCATGAGCTATAACACCCACGGTCTCTTCTTGATCTATCGTATCAACCCAGTCTGGTGACCACAGAATAGACTTGCCATCGGTAGCCATAGTTGAAACACTGGCATCTGGCTTTACCCTTACGCCCAAGCATATTGATCCATAAAATGGAAACTTAATAACTAATCGCGTGCTACCGCGAGACACTTTCATTTGTGCGTCCATAATTTTCTCCAAAAAAAAAGTTCAATAGAACTAAAAGCTGAAATGGTAAGCAGTCATATTGACGTGTATAACTGCTTTCCTTGATTAAAGAACAAGATGCTTGCCGATAGATAAGATCCATTCTCTCACCGCATCGTCTCTTGTGAGTTCCCTCTTGAGATGCTCACTGCGGCTCATTGCGTCCTTGATCACAAAGGCAGCTAGCTCTTGCTCAGGTAAACGCTTGAGGTATGTCACGATATTTTTAGCGTTCTTGCCAGTCAGCTTGGATGATAACGCAGCGCATACTGCATACTGAACATCAGGTGCGTCAGAGATAACTGCGCTTGAGGGGTTGGCAATAAGTTCATCGATGTCAGGGATGACATCGTAGACTTTAAGGAAGCCAACGAACTCAGCCGTAGCTGCCTGACCAATGTTGCCTGCGATAGCATCTATCTGCTCAACAGGATCAAGCCCCCACTTGAGAACAGAGTTCACTTTTCCCCATGTTCTAGGGGATGGACAGCTATCTTGATCGACCTTGAACTCATGCAGTCTGCTAGGGCGAAACCTCAAGAAGGCTTTGATCTGCTCTGACCATCCCACAAGATTAGCATAAGCCATAGTGTCTTCTAGATCAGCCTCAACAGGTAAAAACATCAACCGATCTTTGAGATGAGATGGCATGTTGTTTGTGCCTGCGCGGTCTGACATGCGATTGCCTGCCGCAATGATAGCCCAACCATCTGGTATCTTCCAAGAGCCAACCGCCCTTTCATTACAAATCTGAGCGGATACGTTCTGACACATGGTCACGGCTTGTGGAAGCTCGTCCAAGAACAGAATGCCGTAGGAGTTAGGTGTCATCTTACGCATCCAGTCTGGCGCGACATGAACCATTCTGCTTTTGTCATCGTTTGGTATAAGCCAACCCGCAATTTCTTCTGGGCTTCTCTCAGTCAAACGCAGCTCTTGAACGTGGCACTCGACATCACGATCTGCACCGATCTTTTTAGCAACATCCTTAATCATTGCTGTCTTGCCAAGACCTGCCGCACCAACAAGGTAAGGCACAACGTACTCATCATTTCTTGCGTCTTTTTGATCAAGCGCAAAGTTGATAGCTTTGTAAACTATGTTTGAAGCTTGTGATAATTTCATTAGGATTTTCCCTCTAAGGTTGAAAGCAGTTCATCTGCTTTTCTGATTGCGATTACAAAATTTAGACATTCGATTTTTACAGAGCATGTCTCTACTCTGTCTCGTTTGGAGCGTAGACCGCTCTCTCTTTCTTCTTTTACAGCCTCGTCAAAATCCTCATTGGCTTTGACAAGCATGTCGTTTAGCTCTTGCACACTAAATTTTTTGTATGCCTCAACTATATTCATGCTGTAGGTGTCTTCCAGTTCCATCACTCCTCTTCTCCTTCAATTACTTTAAGCTCTCGCATGTAATCAATTAGATCACCAAATATGGTAGTGTATTCTAAGACATGAACCTTGGTGTCCAAGTCAATTTTATTAGGCGAAAGAAACCAATACCAAAAATCTTTTTCATCAAAATCATTGGTAGCTTTTTTTACTTCCATTAAAGTGTATTTACTCATTTTATACATCCTCTACATTTACTGGTTCATTCTCTCTGTCACACGAAGGGCAACGGTCATTGCAAGCACAATCATGCTCCATAAACCATACCTCTCCGCATGGGCATTCGTATTTCATCTCAAACATTCCTCTATGAGTGTCTTCTAGCTTCATATCATTAACCCCTTTTAGGTATCTTTATGTACTCTCTGGTTTCAATATGCTTGAACATCAGGTATTCAAACCCATCTAACGAAACAGCCCCGAAGGGCTGCTATTAAAATGCAAGTACCACTATTAGTACGCCTATGGTTAAGGCAGTGAAGGCGATGCCAGAAGCAACGCCCTCAACAAATATTATGCGCCTCTCGCGCTTGCTCAGTCTCACGCTGCGAACTCAGCAACCGTAGCATCTACGGTCACGTTCTCGTCAGTAGCCTCAGCCTCAGCCGCTTTAGCAGCTTTAGTGTCGCGGTACGCTTTACGAGCAGCCATCAGCTCACGAACTCTGTTATCGAACTCTTCAAGCTCCTCATCAGTTAAGCCATCCTTGAACACATCGCCTTGAACTCTTTTACCGCACTCAAGACTTTTAGTTGACCATTTACCGATAACCTTTTCTGCAAGGATTTCAGCTTTTGACTTGTTTGTTTCACCTTTGACCGCCTTGGCAAGCTTGTTCTCGCTATCGATCTCAAGAGCCTTGAGGTCAGTGACAACCGCATCAGGCGTGTACTGTGTCGGGATGTCTCCGATGCTATCCTTGATCAGTCTGACAGCGCCTACGCTGTTCTCAAGGTAACGCTTGACGGTTGCCTCTTTGAGACCTGCCTCTTCAAGCAGTGCACTTCTGACCGCCTTTGAGATGGCGCGAGGTAGGTTGCCTTTGACAAGCTTGACGTGAGCGATTGAGGCGATGACCTCGCCATACGCTGACATCTTGTGGCTGTTAGCAGCCTCGTTGTTGTCTTTGTTGACGCCCTTTAGCTTTACAATTTCTTGCTCCGCAGTGTAGACGTTGTTGATTGCAGTGTCGGTTACTGTAAAAGTTTTTGAATTTGTCATCTGGTTCATCCTTTTCTGGCTGACAATTTCTGTTATCGGCATGATGCCGCGACTACAGCCCAGAAGGGCTGCACTCATGGTCTCATGATTTACCATTCTCCTGTTGATTGAATTTCTGATCGTCTTTCATCTCGCATCTTAGCGACATCTCTGACTGTTTTTATTGCAGCGTGAAGGGTCATAATGTTTGCCTCTTCTAGCATTGCAAGGATCATTGCCTCGTTGTAACATTCCACAATGATATCCCATCCATGCGTTTCATAATTTATGGCTGCATATTCTTTTACTTTTCTAGCCAACTCTTGTTGTGTCATAGTATCACCTCATAAAATAAATGGCGGCTAGTATCGCCATGTTGATGGCTGCGACTAGCGCAGCCTTGTGAAAGAAGGGCAGAGTATCTGCCCAGATGATTAGTTTGTTTAGCATTGTAACCTCACGCTGCTGTTTTTCTTGAAACACCGTCATGCTTGATGATGCTCATCAACATCAGAACATCCCAAGCACTGTCCAAGTCGAACCCACATGATCCATCTACGCGAGGGAACACGTCAGTTTCCAGATCCCACTCATGACCAGTCGGTGACTGAAGATAAAAGTGCCAGTCTGCCACCTTTCCAAACTTTTTTCTGTCACTGCTAAAGGCATAATCATTAAGTTGCTGCGTGATTGATAAGAACCACTTGCCGCCATTGTCGTCAGTGATGTTGAAGCTGAAAAGGCTACCTTTGGTTGTGATAGCTGGTGTGAGAGGCTTTACTGAAATACCCATGTTTTTCTCCTTCATGGTTGGTGGAAATAACATCGCAGCCCCTAGAGGCTGCAAACTTATTTTCACGCTGCTAATGGGTTCATTTTTTTGTAGCGTTCTTCCCACTGAGCTATTGCTCTGCGCTCAAACTTATCAGCTAGGCTAAAGTAGCCCTCAGCCTCAGCTACCATTGCAAGGTGGGTTTTAAGATAATCACCACCCACTTCAGCTATATGCCACTTGGTAAAGTTTCGAGCCATCTTATGGAAGTTTTTGCGCTCATATAGGTTCTTGCTTTTTAGAGCCTGTTTATAAGCTGCGACTGCGTTTTTGAAATGTCTCATGTGATCTCCTATGACATTGCGTTTTTGATTGCGGTGATGAACCCAAATGCATCGATGATCATTTGAGCGTAGTTTCCCTCGGCACATGCTAGGCAAAGGTTAGCGAAGATATCCATCGCTGTAACCGCTGCGTCAGCGTCCTTGATTATTAATTTCGACATTGGCTTATTCCCTGATAAAAAGTGACCTTATGACAACGGCAACTAATTGCTGCCGTTCTCGATAATTTCACTCTGTGCTATCTCTGCGTCACTACTACTGGAAGCTGTTGTTCTCTACATTCAACCACCTCACTGACCCTATTCTCAGTGGCGGCACTCGCAGCGTTTACATTAAGCAGAAATTTTTATGCACTAATTTTCTATAATGCATCCCGTTCAATCGCTGTTTACTTCCCCCTTATCAGGCCATCCCCTTTTTACAGACCGTCCAGTATATCTGGTGGCGTGTGCCTCGCGGCAGGTTATCTCGCTGTGACTATTGTCTGGGCTTGTGAGCCTATGTTCGTGGGATTGTGAGGATCAAAGCCTCGTTGCTTCCCTGCGTCTGTCATTCTTATTGCATTTCTAGATACCTATGTAAACCCCTATATTCCAATATGTACCAACTTATTCCATTATTATCAGTAATAGCCAATAAATAAAGGGATATCGTGACAAGTAAAAATTTAAATGTTAGGATAAAAAAAGTTCTATTGCACTTTTTCTGGGTATCGTTTGCTCCAGATTAGGTGAAAATATCAGGGTGATTCGTTTTGCCCAAAACCCCGAAAGCAAGCGCAGCGTCTAGAGGATTGCACTAATGAGTAATAAGAAGCCTAAGCTAACAGTAGTAGAAGGTAGTAAAAAGACTAAGGGCACTAATAGAAGTGCTACACTCCCCAATGGATTAACAGAGAAGCAAGAGACCTTCTGTCAGGGTGTCTTTGAGGGTCTCTCGTTTAGTGATGCGTACAGGGAAGCTTATGATGCCTCAAACATGAAGGCAGCAACGGTTAATAGGCAAGCTCATGAGTTAATGATTAAGGGCAAGATAACCGCAAGATTAAATGAGATGCATACGCAAAGAGCTTCAGAACAGCGTATGCAAGCCCTCTCTCGATCAGAGAAGGTCATAAAAAAACTTGAGGAAATAGGTTTTGGAAATGATGCAGGTGATACTGCAAGACTTCAAGCTCTAAGCTTACTGGGAAAAACCATTGGCATGTTTGTGGACAAGGTTGAGACGGAAGATAAGACAGAGCGAGACCCTGAAAGCATCAAGGCTGAGCTAGAGGCCAGACTGAACCGACTGCTAGGATAGTTCGATTGAACTTTTTCTGGATGTTTTGGGTCGAACCGTGTGCGTATAAAATTATAATGTGTTAGATTACCCCACCTATCCCCCACCCCCCTGTCTGCGTGACGTGGGCATGTGCGCGTATACATG